GGACTCCTGCGACGCTCAGAGTCATATCGTCTCCTCTTGCCGCGTCAATCGCCGCCGACGCGGCCGAGGAACAGTGCTAGGCGTTGCCTGCGGTGATCGTGAACGACGAGATCGACACCGTCGCCCCCGACACGATGCTCGTGGTGTTCAGGTTCAGGTCGGAACCGGACGTGCCGACGGAGCCGTCAAGCACATGCGTCGAGCCGCCAGACTGGACGATCCGGAACCACGTCGCTGTGCCGGTCGCGTTCGCCGACGAATCCGACGTGATCGCGTTGAGGGTGAGCACCCCACCGGATGCCGCGGCGGCGAACGTCGAGTTGCATGTCAGCTCGGCGAGCAGCGTCGTCGCCGTGCCGCCCGTCGCCGGGCGGGACCCGTCGTAGATGCGCAGCAGCGCCGACGCGCCAGCCCGCGCCGTGATCTCATCGAGCATGTTGTTTCGCAGCGGGTTCTCGTTCAGGCCGAGAGCCATCAGTCATCTTCTCCTGTGTCGTCGTCCGGCTCGGGTTCCGGTTCGGGGTCGGGGTCGGGTGGGTTGATGACGGTCCCTTCGGCGTGAACCGTCAAAGTAATCGCGGCGGGCTCGACGTCGGACATCAGCCGTCCGCCGGATCCGTCTCGTTCGGGAAGAAGTAGACGCCGATCGCCGTCAGGGCGGCAATTGCGACCTGCCACCAGTCGTCCTGGCTGAACTCTCCGTCCGAAAGGGCGGCTTGGACGGTGGTGGCGACGAGGCCGGCGACGGCCACGAGAGCCTTCACGTACTTGGACATGGTTCTCCTATCTGCGGATGAGCCCGACGAGGGCTTGGAGGGCGATGACGCCGACTTCGACGACGACGCTTGGGTGTCGGTCACCAGGCGCCTCCTATGGGCAGGGTGTGACGGGGAACAGCCGCTCGGTCGACGCGTACAGCTCGGCGGCGAGACGGGCAGCGGCTTCGTCGTCGGTGCCGGCTTGGATGACACGGGCAAGCTCGCCGGCGAACGAGACAAGGTTTTCGTTGGCGCGGTTGTCGAGCTCGCAGTCGGTGCGGGTCGACCGGTCGATCTCCCGTTCGAGGTCGGAGATGGTGCCGCGGGCGATGAAGAACCCGCACGCCGACAGCAGGTACAGGATGGTGATGAAGATGGCGACCCGGTGGCGGCTCAGAAGGCGACGCATCACGTCTCCTTACCGTTGCCGTTGCGGCGCACCCGGTCGATGGCGTTCGAGACGGGGATGCCCATCATCAGCAGATAGAACGGCAGTCGGGTGATGTCGCCGGAGACGATTGCCGAATGCACCACCAAGGCGCATCCGGTCGCGAACGAGACGACTTCGAGGCCGAGCCGGATGCGGGACGGTGTCCACAAGGCGGTTCCTTCCTCGGCCGCTTGCGGGCGCGACACCTAGCGGACTGGCGAGAGATTGCTACTGGCCGACGACGGCCACGATCACGACGACCGCCACCACGGCGACGACGGCTTCCGATCAGGAACGGGACCGCTACACCGCCGACGATGATCACGACGAGAGGGTGTTCGAGCACGCGCCCTGCTCCTGTTCGGGCTGGCCGGCGGGGAGGGAGCGACGTCGCCGGGTCGGTCAGTCGTCCTCGTTCCCGTCGAGCCGTCGGGCGGTCCGCCAGTAGCAGTCCCACGCCCGATGCCACAGCCGCCACAGCCGCCACAGCCAGTCGATCATCATGTCTGCGCTCAGACGCTCAGGCGATGTTCTGGAAGTTGTTCACCTGGAGCCAGCCGACGTCGTCGACGTAGAACGTGGGCACGCCAGCTGCGGCAGCGTTGGCGACGTTCTTCTCTCCTTGGATCACCTGGACCTGTCCGCCTTGCACCATGACGGCCTCTTCGACGCCGCTCGGGGTCTTGTGCCTCACGATGACCATGTCGCGCACCGTGCCTTTCGTGGTCGGGGTCGGTAGCGGCTGCGGCGGCGGGGTCGTTCCGCCGCCGCTGGCCGGGGTCGACTGCGGCAGGAAGATCCCGTCGTGGACCATCCGCCAGATGCGATCCCCCGGGCACGCCGTGCGACGGTCGACGTCGCGGTGCCCGAGCTGGCGGCGGGCGCGCGGCCAGCGCGGCCACAGCACATGCTCGACGAGCCAGCGCACCGCGTTGATCTGCGACGGGTCGACGTAGCCGTCGAGCGACACGACCAGCTGCACGGCGACGTTCTCGGCGTTCTCGTCCTCGGCGTCGCCCGGCTCGTTCTGCGCCGCTGACCGGTACAAGCCGCGGGCCTCGAAGATCCACCCGAACTGTTCGCCCGGGCGGGCGGAGACGACGTAGTTGTAGCCGAGGTCGTAGCCTTCGTACTTCGCCGTGGTCGGGTTGTCGCGCCCGATCCGGTAGTCGTGCTGCATCGACCGCAGGTGAGCGAACGGGTCGCGGACGCCGATCTGGTAGCGGTTGCCGCCGGGCCAGTGGATCGTCTGCCCCTTGACTTCGCCGTCGACGTACGCCGCGAACGAGTTGGGGCGCCACTGATCGATCGGGCGTCCGGTGCGGTCCTTCGGGGCGGGGTCGGGGAACGTGGCGAGCCACTCTTCGCGGCGGATCAGACGCGGCGGCATGGACGGTCACCTCCCAAGGCGTCTTTCCCGCATTTCCCGCCGTGCCTGGCGGCCGTTGCGGGGTGGGTGGGCACTGTCGTGCCCGACGACCGGTCTGCGGCCGCTCAGAGCGGCTCAGAGGTACAGGTCAGCGGCGGCCACGTCAACCAGCGCGGGCGGCATATAGAACTCGTCGTTGTCGGCCCACGTGAACGGCACCGTGGACGATGAGACCGCCGCGTAGACGTTCGTGTCGGTGGCCGCGACCGTGTCGAGCGCCAGCGCACGAAACGAGGTCGTGGACACGTCGTATACGTAGCCGAGGTAGGTGCGCACGCCCGAGTCGGTGAACGTGCACGGCCACTTGAGTCGGACAGCGGCGGTGGCCGTGAGCGGATCGGTGGCCATCTCCAACGGCGACGAGAACCTGATGTCGCCCGACGCTTCGCCGGTGGTGCCCAGCTTCCACTCGACCGACACTAAGGCGCTGTTCCACCGCCGCTTATACACCCCCGCGACGCTGGGCGAACCGCCGGTGCCGAGCGTGACGTTCGTGAACGTCGGCGTGTACGTCTGCCATTCGAGGTCCCAGCCGAGCCAGCCGATGCCGTCGTCGAGGATGAACCGGTTCGTGTCGATCTCGAAGCACATCCGCCCGGGGTATCCGTTCGCCGGTCGGGTCGCCGACGTGATCTGGGCGAGCACCTGGACGCCGACCTCTTCGATCCACTCCGTGTCGGGCTTGACGACCGTGTCGGCGAATGAGGGGACACCAGGCATGAGCAGTCCTTCGCCGTCAGAAGTGGAACGGGTCTTCGCCGATCGCCGACACGCCGATCGCGAACCAGGGCGCTTCGGCGGCCGACTCGACGGCAGGCACGAGGTACAGGCGGACGAGCCACGGCTGGTCGAGCGCCCGGGCGCTGAAGATCTCTTCGACGCCTTCCACGATGCAGTCCTGCGCGAGCGGGTCGCCGACCCCGTGCGGGGTGCGTTCGACCGCGACGCGGTGCCCGAGGTCGAGACCGAACACGACAGGGAAGAGAGCGTCAGGGTCGGCCCGGGGGAAGATCGACAGGGCGGCGATGCGTACCTGACGGTCCTTGTGGCGGCGAAGCACGTAGGCGGCGAGGTCGCGCACGGCGTCGTCGTTCGTGATCGGCGTCCCGCTGTACGTGCGGGTGCGGGTGGCGCGCCGCAGGCGGGTCGGGACGTAGCGGCGTTGCGGCAGCCCGCCCGGGCGCACCGCGATGACGTTGTTCACGATCGTGTCGAGCGACGCGGGTTCGATCGCGACCCCGTCGAAGTGCAGGGCCACGTCGTCGTCTGCGAACGTCGCTTGCACGACGGTCGCCGGTTCGCTCTGAAGCTGCCAGATGCGGCCAGGGAATGTGAGCTTGCCGTCCCCGGCTACGAAGAAGCGCGTCTGCTCTGCCTCTGCGAGCGTGGACAGGTACTGAAGCAGTGTGCCGATCGGGGCGCCACGGACGTAGGTCGATCCGGCGGCGACGTCCGTGTACGACGTCGGCCAGCGGGCAGAGCGCAGCACCATCCGCGCCCGGTCTCCCGCCTTCTGTACGCCGAGCCCGATCTTCGCCGTGATGTGATGCTCGAGGATCGTCTGCGGATCAAGGTCCTCCGTGTAGGCGGCGATGTGACCGACCCCGACGCCTCGCGGCGACAGCCACACCCCGACCTGTCCAGCCACGCGATCATCAGTCAGCGACGCACCTGCCGTAGCTGTGGTCGCCAGTTGCCCGTCGACGTACACCTGGACGACGCTGGTCGGCCCGGCAATGGTTGTGAGCCGGGCGGCGACGTGGCGGTACTGGACGAAGTCGGGTCGGGCGACGTCGAGCGTGAGCAGTTCCTGGAACGACTGGGCGGCGAGAATCGCCGCGGCCCGCTGATCTTCGGCGGCCGATTTCTCGGACGCCTGCGCGGCTTCGACCGCGCGCTTCTGTTGCTCGACCAGGTCCAAGGTCCGCTGATTGTCGCGGCCGGTGATGCCTTCGACCCATGCCCAAACTTCGAGGTTCTTCCTGACCCGCTCGGCTTCCACCCGTAGCGCCTTCGCTCGCTTCGACGCGACCGCGGCGGCGTTCGCCTTCGCCGCGTCGAGCGACGCCTCCGCAGTCTCCGGGTCGAAGAACGTCGTAGAGCCGATCGTGACCCAGTCGGTCTGATAGTCGTCGGCGACCCCGTCGATGCACTCGAACCGGACTTCAGTGGTCTCGGTGAAGCGGCCCGCGACGGGCGTCGTACTGAAGGTGCGCCGAGCGTAGGCCCGCCATGCGTTCAGGCCAGAGTTCACCCTTGCTAGGTGCGCCGTGTACGTCTCGGTCCCTGATCCGCTGTAGTCGGGGAAGCGTTGCACTCCGACGTCGAGTAGGAGATCGACGGCGCGGATCGGCACGTCGCCGTCCGGGTGGTCATGCACCGCGTGCCCGGCGGCAGTCAGACCGGAAGCCCACGGTCCGGTCATCCCGTTACCCGCGTAGGGGGACACGGCCCGGGCTTCGTGTCCGGTCAGGACCTGCCCCTCGAAGTCGTGGCCCGACGCGTCGCGGGTGGCGCCGCCCGTCGTGTCGTCCAGCGGGAAGTAGACGAGCAGGTCGTCGTGCTGGCGCACCTTCAGTTCGTACTCGGTGACAGGGCACTCTGCGCCTTCGAGCAGCTGGAAGGCGTCGACGAACTCGACGGTCGTGACGGTGGCGGCGTCGACGTCGCCGCGCATCATCTCCTGCCGCCAGTCCTGAGCGAAGCCGAACGCACGCCGGTAGGTCTCGCCGGCGAAGGTGGTCGAAACCCGGATCGGGACCAGCTCGAGCAGCTTCCCGAAGTAGGGCCCGTCCGCGTACGACGGGTCGTACTTCCGGTCGCGGCGCGCAGTGAACCGAAGCTCGCCTGACCCGGCGGTGACCGGCACGAGCTCGCTGCGCCTGCCCCGCTTCCACGCGACCGTTTCGACGTCGGCCGTGATGTCCGTCCAGACGTGGCTGGAGTCGTACGGCTCTGAGTCGAACGCGGCCTCGATCAGCACCCCGACGCCGTAAGGGGTCTCGGTTGCTTCGTTGCCGCCGGTTCCGCCGCCACCTCCGCCGATCGTCCCGGTGATCGTGAACCCGACCGCCGACGCGGCGTGGCACCATCCGCCGCCCGACAGGTAGGTGTAGTCGAGCGTGTCGTCGGTGGACTCGAAGCGGGTCACGCCGAGCCAGCGGAGCGAAACGGACGAGCCCGAGGACGTGCCGTCGCTCAGCGAACCGGACGAGACCATCGTCGTGCCTGTGTCGGGATCGACGGCTGAGGGGATGCTGTATTCGTGCTGCGCGAAGTTCGATAGGACCCATTCGGTCAGGGTCGGGCCGCGTGGGCTGAGCGTCGCCGTGAGAGCGAGCGCGCCGTCGGCGGTGCCGGTCGCGAAGAACGAGACGGTGCCTTCGACTTGGTAGACCTCGATCCGCACGATCGACGCGTTCGCCACGGTGGCGGTGATCGTGCCCGACAGGTCAGCGCCGACTGTCGCCGCGTAGATCGCGGTCAGGCATTGCCGGTTCGAGTCGGAGACGTTGGCGTCTTTCTCGATCGTCGACGTGAGCCCGTTCGGTGTGTCGTCGAAGGCGAGCGTCCCCAAGGTGTCGGTGATGACGGGGTTGCCGAGGACGCTGGCGGAGTTGCCGACGGCTTCGACGGTGACGAGCAGCGTCGCGCCTTGCACGAGTCCGGACAGGCTCGGCGTGGTCGCCGCGGTGGCAATCGCCGTCGCCCATCCGATGATCTCCGGGGTCACACTCCTACTCCGGCGCGGCGACCGGCCGCAGTGATGTCCGCGATGAGCTCGGCGGCGAGGGTGCGGTTCGTGATGATCGGCCCGTTGATCTGCAAGGGCTGCACCGGGGCGAGACGCGATCCTGTGGTGGACCAGTGCCCTGCAGCTGCGCCGGCTGTCGGCACGGGGCTGAGCATGCCGACCACCCCGGACATGCCCCGGGCGGCCTGCTCGAACCCTTGCACGTAACCTGCCACCGAGTCCCGGCCGAGGGCGGCGAACACCTTCGACGGCGACCCGATCCCGAGGACGCCCTTCACGACGTTGACCGGCGTGAGAGCAACGTCGCGCGCCTTCCTCGCCAGCTCGCCCGCCATCGATCCGATGCCGTTGATGAAGCCGCGGATCAGCGCCCGGCCCGCGTCGTACAGCAGCGACCCGAGACTGCCGAGCCCGGAGAGGATCCGGCCGGGCAGACCTCGGATCGATTCGATCAGTCCGCCTACGGCTGCGCCGATCCCTCGTGCCAAGCCGAGGATCAGGCCAGTGCCTTGACTGATGAGCAGCGCGGACAGGTTGCCGAGCGCGCCGAGGATCTGGCCTGGCAGCTTCCGGGCGAACTCGACGATCCCGACGATCGCCGTGCCGACGGCTCGCTTGCCGGCGTCCCACGCGGTGCGCATCGCCGACTCGACGATCTGCAGCAGCCCTGACAGGATCCCGCGCAGGATGCCGAGCGCCCCGCGCACGGTCGCCTGTATGGCGGTCCACACGCCGGCGACGATGTTCTTCGCGCCCTCCCACGCCTTGGACCAGTCGCCCTTGAGGATGCCGGCGAACACCTGGATGATGCCCTGGATGACGTCGACGGCGCCCTGGACGATCCCGGAGATGAACTCCCACGATCCCTTGGCGATTCGCACGATGTCGTCGCCGAAGAGCTGCCACGCCTTCTTGGCGATGGCGACGCCGGCGACGATCGCGGCGCCGACGGTGAGCAGCGCGGCGCGGGCGACCTGTTCGACGATGTCCCATACGTCGCGGAAGGTGTCGGCGATCGCCGGCCAGTTGGCCTTCACCCAGTCGACGACGAACCGGTAGCCGGAGACGATGGCATCGACGACCGGCTGGCCGTGCGTCTGCCATCCGCGGCCGATCGCCTGGAAGGCACTGACGGCGGCCTCTTGGATCTTGGGCCACCACTCGACGACCTGCTCGATCGCAGCCTGCACCGCAGCGAAAGCGGTCTGGACACCGTCGCGGAACCAGCGGACGTTCTTGTAGGCCCACAGCAGACCGGCGACGAGGGCGGCGATGCCGGTGATGATCAGGCCGGGGCCGGCATTCCACGCCACCGCGAGGCCAACCAGGCCAGCGGTGATCCCGCCGATGGCGACGAGGATCGTCTTCTTGCTCGACCCGAACGCTTCGGCCAGGTCCTCGACGAGAGCGACAGCGCCACCGATCACACCACCGACGATCCGTTTCAGCTCCTCGAACGCGTCGGGGAGCCGGTCGACGATCCACTCGACGATCGGCTGGCCCCACTGTTGCCACGCCTCGGCGAGGGCTCGGAACGCGGCCTGCACCGCTTCGAGGGCGTGCGGCCACGCCTTCTCCAAGGTGGGCAGCAGCCGGGTCGACAGGAACGTCATCACAGCGGCGACGACCGGCATGAACGCCTTGCCGATCGTGGCCTTGAGGTTGTCCCACTGGGCGGCGACGATCCGCTGCTGGTTCGCGAGACCGTCCGACGTGCGAGTGAAGTCGCCCTGGGCGAGCGCGGTGTCGTTGAGGATGAGCGCATAGGCGGCCTGCGCCTTCACCGCCGGGTCGAGCGCCTCCTTCGTCGAGTCGATCAGGCCGAGGGCGAGCGCCTGCTGCTTGAGGCGGGCGTCGTTGATCGCCACCCCGTACCGCTTCAACGGTTCGGTCTCACCCGACAGACCGGAGCGCAGGGCTTCGATGGCGTCGTCGATCGACGTGTTGTTGAACGAGGCGAGGTCGGCGGCCAGCTCGGTGAGCGTGGTCGACATCTCGGTCGCCTTGCCCCGGTTCACACCGAAGGCTTGGAACAGGTTCCCGTACGTCGACGCCGCTTCGAGGGCCTGCTGGCGGGACTGCCCGAACGCCGTCGCCGCCTGGTCGGCCCAGTCGATCACCCCTTGGGCCTGGTCGCCGAAGACGACCGTCGTCTTCGAGATCGATTCCTCGAGGTTCGACGCAGCGGCGACGGCGTCCTTCGCGAAACCGGCGAACAGCAGCACCCCGCCGATCGCCGCAGCGAACGCGACCTTGAACGCTGCGCCGGCGACAGCGCCGGTCTTCTTGAAGATCCCGCTGATCCCGGACGCCTGCTGCTGCATCCCGGCCTTCAGGTCGGAGCCGAAGCGGCGAAGATCCGGCTGAACCGGGACGTAGCCCTTGCCGACCTCGGTGGCCATCGGTCACCTCCCTGCGAGCATGCGGCGCGCCAGGTCGCGCGGGTGGATCACGGTTCGCTGCGGCGCCGAGGGCGTGCCCGGGCGCGGGTAGCGCAGCACCGGCGGGAGTCGTGGCCGCTTCTTCGGGTCGCTGTGCAGCTGGACCGTGACCCGGATGAGAGCGTCGAGGAGCTCGGCGATCAGGGCGAGGAGCTCCTCGTCGTGTCCCCAATGGTCGCGGCGCGCCTTGGCGAGGGCGGCCAGCTCGGTGAGGTCGAGCTCGGCGAGAGCGGAGGGGGCTATGCCGGTGACGGCGGCGAGGGCAGCGACGCCTCGGGTGACGTCGCCGACGTAGGGTCCTCCCCGTTCTCGGATGTCGGGGGGATCATCTCGTCGACGGTGGCCAGCCAGCCGTCGAAACCCTTCGGTCCGCCGGGCATGCCGAGCGTGACCCACGCCGCGTACAGCGACCCTTCGATGGGGGGCCAGTCGGCGCCCCACTTGCGTTCGGCGGCGACGAGCCCGGCTGCCTTCAGCCGAATCTGTGTGTGTTCGCCGGCGATGACGAGGGAGATCGCGTTCGTGCCGGCCATCAGCTGCCGGCCTCAGCGAACTCGCCGAGGTTGGCGTCGTCGGTCTGGAAGATGAACGGCTTCGCCCCGGCGTCGGCGGCGAGGACCTTGACCGAGGTGGAGAGGTTGATCGAGTCCTGCCGGTTGACGACGAACTCGACGCCTTCCTGGTTCATCACCTTGCGGTAGCAAAACCGGTAGTTCTGGTCGCCGTCGGCGAACTCGACGATCAACGCGAACTCGTCGACGTCACTCTCATCGGGCGGCTCGTACTCGTAGTTGCCGGGCGTGCCCTCGGACCAGGTGCCGCCGCCCATCGCGGTGGCGAACGTGTTCTGGTTGAGCTGGCGCGGCACCCAGGCGATGGTCTTCGGGATGGCGGTGGGGATGACGCGCAGAGGGTCGAAGCTCTGCCACGCCATGATCTCCTGCACCTCGCGACCGAAGTTGAACGTGACGCCGTCCTCGGTGACGTAGCCAAGCTCGGTCCACAGCGCATCGTTGACGGCGGTGGAGATGTTGGTCGGGAATGCGGTGCCGACCGGGGCGCGGTAGATGTGCCCGGTGAGACCGACGACGACCTCTGACGATTCGAGGCTCATGGTGGGGCTCCTTCATGAGAAGGCGCGGCGGGGCGACCGCCGGCCGGTTGGTTCAAGGGTTGGGATGGGCGAAGACGGTGGCGGTGAACGTCCACCTCGGCTTGGCCGGCTCGAAGTCCTGGTCCGGGGTGTCGGCGAGACCGCCGACGTCGACGCCGGTGACGACGCCGAGGTCGTGGACGCCGGCGAGCCGGGCAGCGAGCACACCTTGGACGGTGGCGGCGGTCTGCCAGGCGTCGTGCTTCGAGCCGCCCCAGCAGTCGATCTGCAGCAGCGCGTGCACGACCCACAGCGGCCGGCGGGTGTGCTTCACGTCGTCGTACTGGACGACGCGCACCGCCGGGAACTCGACGCCCTTCGGCAGCGCCGTGTACACCCGGTCGTCGACCAGCGCGGTCACTTCGGCCTGGTCTCGCAGGAACGCCGAGACGAGCGCCTCGACGTTCGGGAGCATCACCAGCTGCTCGGTCACCGTGTCGCCTCGAAGTCGAGACCGGCCTCGCGGGCTGCCCGCTCGAGCACCCGGTAGGGGTGGTTGTTGACGGAGCCGTACTCGACGAGGTGCCAGTCCGACCCGTCGGAGCCGTAGGCGCCGACCCATCCGGCGGGGGTGAGCCGAGCCGGTTGCATCACGAGGGACGGCCGGTAGGGAGGGCCGCCATGCCGGCCTTCCGGAGCGATTCGCCGCGCGGCATTGAACGCCCGCCGGGTCCGTTCCGACACGAGCGCCTGCATCGCCGGATCCCGGGCGAGGTCACGCTCTACATGAGGGTTGAGCTCGAACCGGAACGTCATGTCGTCACCCGCCGCACGGTGCACTCGATGTGGGTCACCCGCCCGAGGCGTGGGTTGTGCGCCGGCCACGGCGGGCCGAACAGCTCGTACGGGACACCGTCGACGGCGACGCGGGACGTCGCAGTGATCGCCGTGTCCGGTGGCAGGTAGAGCCGCCACTCTTCGAGGTGCACGGCGCGGTTGTCGGTCTCTTCGCGCCGCTGCTCCTGGTGCAGCCAGCAGCGCACTTCGACGGTGGCGGTCTGCTCGGTGGGGTCGCCCATGTCGTCGGCGGCGCCGTCTTGGGTGACGGTCGTGACGGTGGCCGTCTGCGTCATGAGCCGGACCGGGTCCACAGAGTCACGACCTGGACGAGACGATGGTGCCGCCGGTGCGGGCGAAGTGGCGGCGCAGCCGGGCGACCTCGATCTCGTTGAGGAGCAGCCCGTACGGCTGGCCATCGGCCGGGATCGAGTAGGTGACGTTGTACGCGCCGAGCGCCTCGGATCGGATCCCGGCCGGGTTCTGCATGAACCGCAACCCCGCCGACAGGGCGACCGACTTGACGACGGCGGGCACGGCGTCGGGGCCGGCGGTGTAGACGACCTCGACCGTCGAGGCGGGGCCGCCCCAGTGGAGCCCGGCTTCCCACCCGGCGCCTTGGATGCCCCAGATCTCCCAGTCGGCCTCGACGTCGATGGAGTCGAACCCGTTGGCGACCGGGACGCCGCGGCGGATCAGCGACCGTTCGTTCCACGCCCACGCCCCCGCAGCAACCGCGAGACCGTTGAGCGTGACCGAGTCGACGGCGGTGACCGGTCGGCGTGGCAGGTCGAGGTCACGGGACCAGGTGCCGGCCAGCTTCGAGGTGTGCTCCTCGGCACGGAACGTCTGCCCGGTGATCCCCTCGATCTCGCCGGAGATCAGGTCGAGCGCGAGCTGCGCTTGGGTGAGCTCGTCGTCGGAGAGGGCGCGGGCGAGGAGCTTCTGGACGTCGAGGTTCGTGGCGAACGACATCAGCTCACCTCACTCGCGTCGGGGAGCCAGCGGAGCAGCTCGATCTCGTCTGGGTCTCGGGTCTCGTAGACGTGGCGGCGGAACCGGATCACCCTGTCGCCGACCTTCACGGTGCGCGACTCGCGGGCGGTGGCGAACCTGACCGGCCGTTCCGGGATCTCTGCCGGTGCCGGGTCGACTCGGTCGACGAGCGCCTGCATCAGGCGGGGGACGCCGCGGGCGTGCCGGTAGCGGGCGACCAGCTCTTCGGCTTCGGGTGAGCCGCGCAGGTTCGGCGCGGGGTGCGGATGCCACAGGTGCACGAGAGGAGCGTCGAGGCGGGCCGGCTGACCGGCGAGCGTTTCGAGCGCCCACCCGAACGAGAGATCTTCGCCGCCCCATCCGAGGTACCGGTCGTCGACGCCGCGCACGTCGTCGAACGCCGAGGCGGCGACGACGGTGATGCCGCCGCCGGCGACTGCCGGGTAGGGAGCACGGATGGTCGCTCCGAGCCGTGGTTGTGCCCCGGCGAGAACTCTCGACGTCTCCTTCTGGTTGAGCCTGTACACGGTGCGGTGAGGCACCACCCACCCGACAGCACGGGATTCGACGAGGTTGATCGCCGCGCGGAGCGTGTCGGCGTCGACGAAGCTGTCCGCGTCGGCGAGCACGAGCACATCGGCGGACGTGCCGGCCCGGGCCGCCGCGAGCGCTGACCCCTTGGACCACTCCCCTGCACACGAGCCGACGTGGATCGGCCAGCTCTCGTAGCGGCGGCGGACGTGGCCCCAGGCGGCGTCGCGGTGCGGGCAGTCACCCGTCCGGAACGGGACCAGGATCGACGTCGTCATCTCGCCATCGCAGGTAGGGGGCCGGGTCGTGGACGAGCCCGAAGTCGACGGGTGAGAACGCCCAGAAGTATTGGCGGAACACGTCGTGCAGCGCCTGCTCACCGAACCGGTCGATGAGGGCGTCGTAGCTGCGCCAGTGAGCGCCGAGCGTCTCGGGCAGGTCGGCGGCCCGGTAGGCGGCTGCGCCGTTGCGGGCCTTGCGCACCATCTGCTCCGGGGAGCGGTACGGAAAGTGGCGCACCTCGAAACCGAGGTCGACGCTGATGGCGCGGGATGGGAGGTCGACCCCGTGGTTGCCCTGGTGGACGACTGCTCCCGGCTCCCACCGGAAAGCCACCTTCGGGAGCGCACCCGGTTGGCGTTGCCGCCATTGCATCGAGCGGAACGGATCCGAGTCGTCGGGGTCGATCGCGGTGGCGAAGTGGTTGAACAGCACGGCTGGCACCACGTTGACGTCCCGCTCGGCGTTGGCGCAGACGACGCTGATCCGTTCGAGATGGCTGAACCACAATTCGTCGGCGTCGACCGGGACGATCCAGCGGGCACCGTTCGCTGCGGCGCGCTCGGCGAGAGCGGTCATCTTCTCCGATTGGCGGTAGGCGGGATCCGGGTCGTCGACGACATCAAGGGGCAGGTCGCGGCTCAGGGCGGCGAGGATGTCGCGGGTACCGTCGGTCGATCCGTTGTCGGCGACGATGAGCTCGTCGACTTCGTCGGCCAGGTGGCGGAGCATCCCGGCGATGACGTCGGCCTCGTCCTTCACCATCGAGACGGCGAAGGTGGCCATCAGTAGCCGACCCCGACCCGGTCGCGGCCGATGTGGTGGATCCACTCGCCCGAATCGCGGGCACCCCAGAAGCCGAAGCGGAGCTCGGGATCGTCGAGGAGCTGGTGCGTGAACCGGCCTTCCGACTCGGGGCCCTGCGGCCAGTCGTAGAGCCACGGCAGGGACGCTCGGAACAGGCTCGGGTTCGTCGTCCAGAAGCGGCGATGCTCCAACCACACGTGCTGCCCGTCGGAGCGCTCGCAGTAGTCGCCGGGGTGTTGCTCGACGATGCCGCCGGCGGCGCGCTCGGCGTCGTTCCACGGCTGGCGGCGGAGCGCGAGCTGCGCCAGGTGCCGGTTGGCGTCGAGCACGTGGGCGAGGTCGTCGAGGTTGACGGGCCGGTTGTAGGTGAAGTCGTCCTCGACGCAGAACACGTGGCTCTCGGCGAGATCGCAGAGGAGCCGCCAGGCGTGGCGGTACGCGCCGGCGAACCCTGCTCGCGTCCGGGTGGCCCACAAGTGCCAGGCCGGGAACCGGGCGCGGAGCCACGTGTGGTAGTCGCCGTCTGCGGAGTCGTCGTGGATGACGCCGGCGGCGATGTCGCCGGTGATCTGCTCCTCAAGGGACGGGATGGCTCGGGCGATGCAGTCGCGTCGGCCGTCCGTCATGACGATGACGGCGATGCTCACGCGGCGTCGCCTTCGGTGCGGCAGGCGTGGCCACGCCGGTAGGTCCACGTGATCCGGTCGGTCCAAGCGAAGCGGGCGCCCTGGTCGGCCATCCGGTTCCACAGCTCCCAGTCCTCGTACCGCTCGTCTGCCCGGAACGAGCCTGCGTCGACGATCGCCGACCAGCGGGTGGCGACGGTGATCGGGAAGATCCCGTGCCGACGGAGGGTCTCGCGCTGGTAGCGCCGGTTGAAGTACTTCGCCGGGAGCGGAGGCCCTTCGAAGCGGCACCACGAGTAGACGACGTCAGCGCGCTCACGCTGAGCGAGGTCGAGGAGGACCTCGAGGTGATCCGGATCGAGGAGATCGTCGTCGTCGAGGAACGCGACCCACTCGGTGCGGGTCACCTTCAGCAGCTGGTCACGTATCAGGGCGGGCCCGCGGCCAGAATGGTCCACCGCAATCATATGATCGGCCGGTGGGTGGGTCTGGGCGTTCACGGAGGCGACCGCCTCGGCGAGCATCACTGCCCGTTCCGGCAGCGACGGGGTGATGACAGTCACGTCCGCCACAAGTGCTGCCTCCGCCAGTAGATCTTGCGGCCGAGCCGCATCCGGGCATGCTGCTGCTCGTACAGCGGATCGGTCGGTGCCTTGCCCCAATTGGGATGGAGGTGCTCGACGATCGACGTGAGACACGGCCGGAACGCCCGACGGGACATTGCGGTCTGGACGAACTCGTCGTCGACGTACTCGTGCGGGTAGCCCTCGTGCAGGATCTTGCCCGGTTCGTCGATGGTGCCCCACCGCTCGACGTACGAGCGGCGCACGAGACTGTGCGTCGAATGCTGACCGGCGACGACTCTGGCGTTGCCGAGGTCGTTGGTGCCCACCACACCGACCGTCTCGTCGGCCATCACAGCGAGCGCTTCTGTGAGCCAGCCGGGATGGAAGTGCAAATCGTCGGCGGCGAGGAACAGGAACGGTTCGATGCTGTCCCGGTAGGCGGCGTTGACCTTGCGGGCGTAGTCGCCGCGCGGGTTCGGCGCGACCACCATCCGATGCGCCCCCGTCGCGGCGACCGCTGCGAACTCGTCGCCGTCACCGCGGGTGAGCACGAACAGCACCCGATGCGCCTCGGGGGTGGCCGCGTCGATTGAGGCCAGCAGCGGGGCGACCCTGTGCGGCCGGTGCAGGACCGGCACGACGATGAGGGTCGCCCCCACTGGTGGTCAGCTGGCCTGGAACGGCTCGAGGAACGCGAACGGGTAGCGCGTCGCCGCGTTCGTGTTCACGAGGTTGATCGGGTTGGGCAGCGCCCATCCGACCCGGAACACGACCCGCAGCGCGACCATGTCCTGCTGCGCCAGGTTGTAGACGATGGCGCCGTTGCCGTCCTGGATGACCGCCTCGGTGAGCACCTTGAAGGTGACGTCCTGACGGACCGCCCACACGAGCTGGCTCCAGTCGCCGGAGATAAGCAGCGCCCGCGACGGATCGATGGCGCCGTTGCGGGGGAAGACGAGCTGCTCGCCGTCGAGCGCGTACTGGGCGGCGTCCTGCAGGTTGGCCAGGAAGATCGGCCGGTTGTCGGCGTCCTTCAGGCCGCGCAGCTTGGCGCGCAGCGAGAGCGCGGCGACGTGGCCGTTCACCATGTAGCCGTCCTCTTCGACCTTCGCGATGACGCCGTTCTCGGCGAAGATGTCGTCGTAAAGGTCCGAGTACGACACATTGAGGGTCACCTCGTGGCCGGCGGCCTCGGCGGCCTCGAGTACACACTCCGGCCAGGAGGCCGGGGCGTTGATCCCGTAGAGGACGGCCTGGTCGAACGCCTTGCCGATCGCCGACACGATGGCGGGGCGAGCCTCGCCGAAGATGTCGTAGTCGGCGTCGTCGAGGACGGCCTCGGGGATCGGCACGATCACCGCGAGCTCCTCGGCGTTCAGGTACACGTTGTCCCAGGAGACGTCGGTGGTCTGCTTGAGCCCGGTGTCACCGTCGACGAAGTAGGCGGTGGGCAGGCTCGACCAGACCGGCATCCGGCGCTGCTTGCGAGTCATGTCCTGGAGGCGTCGGCCGAGGGTCATCACGGCCGAGTCGCGGGCGACCTCGCCCAGGATCTCGCGCGTGACGTCCTCCGGCATGAGCGCCTGGGCTTCGGTGCGGCTGATGGCCGCGTCGTAGGTAGCCATGGTTGCTCCTTGGAGGGGTCAGCGACCCGCCCGTTGGCGGATCACGTCGTTGATTGACTGCCCGTTGGACGGCTTTGCGCCCCCTCCGGGGAGTGGCCATGGCCGGGCCCCTTGCGGGGCGAGGTACGGCTTGGCCTTGACCAGCTCGTCGATTGCCGACGTGATGGCCTTGGCGTTCGGCTCACCGTCCGCGGTGAGGAACGTCGAGAGGTCGCCGAGCAGCGCCGCTGCGTCGGCCGGGTCGGCGAGCTTCCCGGCTGCGGTGGCGCGGATCTCGGCGCGCAGGAGTCTGTCGTTCGCCTCGGCGACGGCCTCGGCTCGACCAACGGCGCGGGCTTCGGCTACCGCCTTCTCCTGCTCGGACATGGTCGCCTTGCGGAGCTTCTCCAGCTCGGCCTCGGCGGTCTTGGCCGCCTTCTCGGCGGTCCGAGCGCGAGCCTTGAACGCTTCCAGGGCCTTGACACCGGCGTCGCCGAGCTGCTCGTCGGAGCTCGACTCGTCGTCTTGCGTGGCGTCGCCGTCAGCTCCGGGGTCTTGCTCTTCGGCCATTGCGGCCTCCTTCGGTGTGCTCGCCCGGCGTTGCGCCGGCGAGGCGGTCATGCGGCCAGATCGCTCGGACCGGTGAAGTCGTCCCCGGCGCGGGTGAGGACCTGGCCCATTTCGCCGTGGTGGTGCACGGCGACCAGGTCCGGTGCCGTGGTCGGGTCGATCGGGTTCCCGTCGGCGTCTACGAAGCCGCGCTGGCGCCAGTAGTCCGGCCCGCGCGCCTTCAGCTCGAACAGCAGGTCCCGGTTGATCACCCGGCCCGGGTCCACATCGCCGGCGATCGGGGCGATCGTGCAGTCGCAGCGTCCGTGGAGCGGCGCGAGGTCAGCTCGCTTGTACCGCTGCGTCGACGCGGTGGCACAGAACACGCAGGACGAACCGGTGAGCACGCGACGCCACCCGGCGATCCAGTCGCGGCGGTCGCTCATCTCGGTCAGCGCCGTCCGGTTGGCGAGCACCACGTCGGTCTCGGCGGTCGCTACAGCACGCTGCCGGCCGATGCGCATCGCCTCGGCCCAGGTACGGCCTTCGGCGAGCACCCGCCGAGCGGTGACGATCGGACGTTCGTACACCTCGGCCAGGCTTGCTCCGCCACGGATCGTCGGGGATGGGACCGGACCGGTGACAGGCTCGACGTCCATCAGGGTGTCGAGTGCCTGCAGATAGCCGGCCGCCAGGGTCGATGTCTGCGCCAGTGCGCCCTCGACGGTGGGGAGGGCTGCAGCGAGCCACCGGCCGGTGGAGCTGGCGTCGACGTTCGCGTACCGGTCCCAGATCCGTCCGATCCCTTCGCCGGTGACACCGCGGATCGCGAGGAGCCTGCGGTGCTGGGCCCGCGTCGTCGCGGCCATGCGCCGGACGTCAGCCATCCGGCACCTCCAGCGGGAACCGGCCAAGCTCCGCTTCGATGTCGCCAGCGATCGCAGTCTGAGCCTGCATCGCTGGGAACCGGGCGATCTGGGCGGGGCTGTAGCCGAGGTCCTCCCACAGCTGCGGGAGCGGCACGCCGAGGTCCTTGCGCTTGGCGACAGCATCGACGTGCTGCGACTCGGTGCGGGTCTCCGGGTCACCCCAGATCGTCTCCGCTGACGTGGCGTCGGCCAGCTTGGCGATGTTCTGGACCTTGCCTGCGAGACGGATCACCTCTTCCCAGCCCTCACCGAAGTGGCGCATCTTGCGGCGGCACTTCGCGACCAGCCCCGTCTCGGCGGCCTTGATCGACTCGCCCGACAGCCGGTCCGCGGAGGCGTTCAGGTAGTGGGGTGGCGTGCGTGAGATAGAGGCGATGTGCTGGATCACCATCTCGATTGCCTTCACGAAGTTCGCGAGGTCGACCGCCTCGAACTGGCCGAACTTCGCCTTCTCCGATTCAAGCCACCACAGCCGCCCCGCGCCAGGCTTGAAGTCCGGCGGGATGTCCTGCCCGGTCGTGGCGTCGGTCTGCGGCTCGTAGCCGACGAGGTGCCGTTGAGGGAACGCAGCGAACTCTGACGCCGTCAGCATGTCCGCGATCAGCTTGTTGACCGCGTCCTGCAGAGGGATGATCGAACGGATCTCCGAGTGCACACCCCAGCCAACGCGCCGGTCGGTGGACAGGCGAGGACGGTTGAGGAGCTCGACGACGGGTACGACCTCGAGCGGGTTGGGCATCGACCCGGACTCGTCGACGTTCTCGGCGGTCGGGTCGACGATCCACTGGCCGCGCTCCGGTGCGACCAGATCGCCCAGGCGCTTCGACTGGCTGCGGAACAGGTACACGGCGTCGGGCAGGAACAGCTCGGCGTGCTCGTAGCCGTCGTCGTCCATGTAGGTGCGCAGCCCAGCTCGGCGGCGGTGACGCATCTTCGGGTGGCAGTCGACGATCGTGCCGGTCGCCGACTCGACGGTGATCTCCGCAGTCGACGCTTCGCGATCGGCGACCCACACGACTGCGTATGCGGCGCCGGCGACGAGCGCCTCCTGGTGGGCGAGCTGGCTCTGAGCGTCCATTTCGTTCGCCTGCCAGATGTCCCACGCGTCCGTGTCGCCCTTCGGGTCCGAGCCGATCCTGAACCCGTCGACGTTCAGCCGCTCCTCGGCGGCATCGACGACCACCTCGCACCAGTTGTCGGCGAACGCGCGGAACAGTCCGCCGAACGCCTCGAGGAACTTCTCGCCGGCGAAGGCGAGGTTGTGGGCGCCGTCGTAGTAGGCGTTGCAGCGCTGCACGTGGCGGCGGCGCAGGACGAGGTCGCGGTACAACCGGCGAAGGGTCGTCAGCGGATCTTCATCAGCCACTGGCCACTCCCGGCTTTTAGACGCTGCCTCCCCGGCGGCGCTTCACCTTCAACGCACCAGCGGCGATAGCGTCGCCGCGCGCCTCCCACGACAGGCACCCGGCCATCGCCAGGTCGATCTTCTTCGGTGAGTCCGGACGCTCCTTGCGGATGAGCCACAGCGGCTCGCCGTCCTCGTCCCGCAGCCCCGGCAGCTCCTTGCGGACCGCGTTCCCGACGTGGGCCTCGTACACCGGATGCCCGTCGTGGCTGAGCGACCCGTCGAGGATCGCGTCGCGGTAGGCACGCACGGCGTACGCCATCGGGACACGCCGGTTCGTCCACCACTTGACGACTCGCTCGCCCCAGCGACCCGCCCACGCGTCGAGCTGGTCAGCCCAGTACGGCGGATCGGCGTACAGCCGCCACACCTTCCACCGGTCGAACGCGGTGACCAGCACCGCTTCGACGTCGCCGGCGTCGATCTCCCAGTCGTCGCCGGCGTGATCTGGGCGTTCCCACACGCCGAGCACCGACTGCAGCCCGGTCTCGACCTCGGTGGCGACGAGCCCGGTCGAGTCGTGCCGGCGGGCGCCGTCGAAGCCGAGGGTGATCATCGACCCTTCGGGAATCGACGCCGCCGGATCGGCCAGCCGTCTGAACAGGTCCGGGTCGAATGCACGGCCGCCGCCTGGCACCCACTGGTTCAGCCACACCCGCCGAAAGAACGAACGGTCGGTCCTCGGCTCGAACCAGCGCGACACGAGAGCATCGATATCGCCCGACCATTCCGCAGCCGGACCGGACGCCTCAAGCAGCGCCTCTCGCACCTGCTCGGGGGTGTCCATCGGCATCGTGTCAGGAGCCCACCTCGCGAAGTAGAAGAGCCTCGGGTCGTCGACCTTGCCGGCGGCTATCTGCTCGGCGTAGAAGCGGGTGTCCTCAGCGACCGACCCTTCACCGGGTTCACCGGCCGTCGTCGTCTCGAGCGACCAGGCGTCGGCCCCGACCCGCTTCGGGACGTTCTCCAACATCGTCGAGTGCGCCTTCTTCTGCTTCGGCAGGCTCAGGCGGTGCGGTTCGTCGAAGTGCTGGAAGGTGGTGCGGGCCCCGTCCCGGGCGGCAGGGGATCCGGCGAGCCCGACGATCTTCCCTGCGGCCTTGCCTCGATCGTCGAGGACGAGGATCCGTTCCTCGCCGGTGTCGAAGTCGCCGGCGACGTCGGACTCCTCGATGATCGACTTCGCTACGAAGAACGCCAGCTCGTCGACCTGGTCCTTCGTGTAGGCCAGCATCGGGATGTACGGGTCGCGCACTCCCCGACCGACCGGAACCCACTTGCCCCGCCAACGCCACCCGTCGCAGCGCACCGGCGCGGCCGGGTGCGCTTCGCAGATCGCGAGCAGCGCCGCCTTCTCGGTCTTCGCGGTGCCCTTGCGCATCTCCAACGCGACACGCTTGAACCGGCGACGCCCGGCGAGGCGGTGATCCTTCGGGAACACCTCGTAGGAGCGGTAGATCTGCGCTCGGAACTCCGGCTCGATCTCGTACCGGTCACCCTTGCGCTCGCCAGGCCCGTAGACGAGGAACGACTCGATGAAGTCGCAGACGTCAGGTCCCAGCGTCGGCCACGGCCGCCTCTCGAGGGGCGGGACGATCAGGGTCGTCAACCGGCGAGCAGCGCACGCGGGTCAGCGCGGCGACCGCTCGGCTTCGCCTCCTTCGTCCCCTCTCGGCGGCGGGCGATCTTCTCCTCGGCCTCCTCGCCGCGGTCGATCTCCCACTGCAGCCGGCGACGGTCGATCGGCGTCAACCCGAAGCACTGCCGCTGCAGCCGGATCTCGGCGGCGAGTGCCTGGGACGGTTCCTTCCAGAACTCGTCGACCAGGACCGCGAGCAGCACCAGGCCGTGGAGGTCGGAGGCGTCGTACTCGGGCGCCATCGGCGACGCCCACACATCCGCCCACCACGCCTTCGTCCTCGTGTGCCAGGTCCGGCCCGCCGGCAGCTTCGGTGTCTTGACGTCGTGAACGACCAGCAACGTGCGAGCTGTCGATGCCTGATTCCGACGGCGTCGCGCCGACGGATGCTTCGGCAACGGGGGCATTGCGCCTCCCATTCATCAGCAAACCCTGGGTTCCGTACAGGGAAAAATCTGCA